GGCCGTGCCCGCTTCATCGCCCACAACCACGTTGTAGTTGCCGCCAGAGGTGATTGAGTTACCTGCGTTGACACCTATACGGACGTTGGATGTGCCTGCGGATGCGGTGATGATGTCTGCACCGTCTGCAAAAGTTACGTCTGCTGCAAAGTTTACAGTGCCATCTACGTCTACAGCGTCGAGGTTGGTGGTGCCATCTACATCCAAGTCGCCTGACACAAAGAACGACGGAACAGATAGATCAGTAAATGCATCGACCATCGCAGCGCCTGATCCGGCACCGTCGCTGTAGATTGCTTTGGTTTGACCGTTGGCGATGGTGACCGTTGCACCGCTGCCTTGCTTGATAATGATGCTTTGAGATCCGCTGGTTGCGTTCTCAATAAACCACAACTTGCTGACCGTGTTTGGCCCTATAGTGATGGTGCAAGTGCTATCAAGAGTTCCAGTGTATTTAAGAAACATGCTCCTGCCGGGATCAGTAGACCCATCGGCAATAGTAGTAGTGTGGGTATCAGCATTCGTCGTAATAGCTTCCGTACCAAAGCTGAATGCCTCTGCAATTAGCTCTAAATTTGTATTCGTACTGGTTCCCCAGGTGCCTGCCTCGTCACCAGTAGCAATCTCTTTTAGGCGTAGATCGTTAACATAAGTTGCCATCTATCTTCTCCGACTTTTCGTCTTAGGCTTTGGCTTCTTCATAGACGCCACATGCTTCTTGAGCGTTTCAGCTTGCTTCTTGTGAGTTTTAGAAGCTTTCTCTAAACCCTTAATAACCTTTTTGACCCTTCGTACCATTAGGCTACCTCTTCCCAGTTCGCTGTTTGGCTTGTTGATACAGCTGAGTAATTTGGTGTCTGACTGTCCGATACAGCCGAGTAGTTTGCCGTTTGACCTGGTATGACAAGGCTCCAAACATTTGTTGTACCAGTCGCCCCAGTAGCAGAAACGCCAGTGACAGAAACGACCGCACTGGCTGTAATCGATACTGAACCCACTGAGCCAGTTGCTTCAAATCCATCGACCGCGATATTGTTGTCGCACTTGAGCGTAACGGTGCCCAAAGCACTCGTTGCAGATACGCCCGTGACGCTGACATCCGCATTTGCAGCAACGGATACAGATCCAACTGCTCCAGTTCCCGCCACACCCGTAAGAGATACCGTAACACCCGTTCCCTCAACGATAGATACGGAACCGACCGCCCCCGTTCCAGAAACGCCTGTGACAGAAACATCTGCGTTTGCGCTGACTGTGACCGATCCGACCGCGCCTGTGCCAGCTTGACCCGTGACTGCGACAGGGATCTCTTCATTCCAAGCACCTTCGCCCCAAGTGCCTCTGCCCCAGCCGTTGACAATCGCCATTTATTAAGCAATGCGAATGATTGCGTTGCTTGCATCGGCGGTAGGAAACTGGATCGTAAAGTCACCAGCCGTGCTTGTTTTGTCACCACCAAACGCTAACGTGCAAACAGCTTTGTCTGACTGGGTATCGTTATAAATCAAGGCACCGTTTGCAGTGATCGTGCTCGAACTGAACGTCAAATCTGCGAAGTCACAGAACGCTGTCGTGCCTGATGTTGTAGGCGTCACACTTGTCAACGCTGCGCCCGTCGCCGTGTACCCTGTTCCTGACACCTCGTTCGATGTCGTGTATGCAGTTGTGCTTGCGTTCAATGTGGCAGAACTTGTGTACAACGCCAACTTAAAACTGTTACCAGAGGTAGCGGTGAAGTTGTGTGTTCCGACAAGGATCTCTTGCTTGAACGAAGTGCAAAGTGCAGATGTGATGCTCATGTAAGTCTCCGTATGATGTTTGCCAGATCAGGTTGTCCTTGAGCTTCAACTTCAGCAGCTAAAGTTGCACGGTCACTCTTGATCGCTTCTCGTATGTAATATCCAACTACATTATGTATGTGATCTTGAAACGCCAACGCCTGCTCCTTAATCAAAGGATGCGTGTTTTCTCCAACGCTCACGATTCTTTTTGTCGCTGCGTCCGTCCAAAACTCTGCGTCGTGCCCTCCGTTATCTGTCGTTGCAACTAGCACAGTGCCGACATGACCTACTGCTGTCATCTAGCAGACCTTACAGCACCTGATCGGTAGCTGTCTGTTGTACTGTAGCCCTCACCCAAAGCAATCAACTCCTGCATAGCGGAATCGTATCTTGCTTGGTACAACTGCATCAGATCAGGCTCACCCTTGAGAAAGGTGTATGCCTCAACTAGCGATCCATACAGCAAAGCGTTTTCAGCGTTTGACCCCAGCCAGCTTGTGCCATCTGAAGACACTGTGATCGACTGTGGCTCGTAAAAATAGTGTAGCTCGACGGTCAAATTGCCACTCGGCGTTGGGCCGAGAATAAACGTCGTGTCATCAAAGATAGCGTAATGCTTGGGTATCCCAGTCGTTGATTCCACAGGATATGCTTGGCGTATAAAGTTCACATCCTTGAACATCAGATACTCATAGCCACTGTTATCCACAGCTAGAGAATAAGGTGCCAAAAAGTCAGACGGCGTCTCTAAGTAGCTGTTCGATTGCGTTGTGGTGCCCGTGACATTCTTTCTGAAGTTTGGCAACTGAACAGTCTTCAGTATGCGCTCTTCTGCCTGCGTAATGATCGTAGGCAGATTGTTGACGAGCGTAGTCTCGTCTGTCTCCAGATAGTCCTGTATTGCCTGCTTGAGAGTGGTGAACGTGAAGGCCATTAGCTTGTTATCACCGTGACTTTCCCGACGTGACCAACGCAGTCTAGCCCGACTTGGCCTACAGGATTAAACGACGCCAGTATTCTGCTTTCTTCCAAGCCTCGATCCGGCCTTGGGTTACGCAAAGCTTTGGGATCATCGACCTTTAATCTGCCTAACTGCAACTGAGGCTGATCTGGATCTACAACGTCCCTACCAACCAAGAACCCAGTGGGTCTCTGGTTCACTATCTCTGGCACCAAGTCTTTTAGCGGATACCTAAACCCAGTGAGATCGCAGTAACCAAACGCATACTTGCCTTTAGTAAATGAACTCAAAACGAATATCCTCCTGGTGACACATATAATGACGCCTTATTGCGATCTGAGTCAGACGCCAACGTCCACTGCTCTTCGTAATCTGCCTTCAAAGCTTGCGCTCTAGCGCCTGCTGCTGGGTACTTCAGACTTAGCTGATACGACAACCCGCTAACCAAACACGGCAAGAACCTAGCTGGGATGTCGATGTTGTTGGATGCTGGGCTTCCTGCATCTTGCACCCGCTCCATGTAGTAATACCCAAACTGATAGGTTTCCTGATCGTCTGGCGTAGGCCACAAGTTGATCGTGATAGAGTCCACATTCTTTTCAACGTAATACTGCAAAGGCTTGCTGCGCGTCAGCTTGTTTGACAAGTTAGAGTATTGGCTCACCGATATGCGAGTCATGGACTGATCGAACTGTGAGTTCTGCTCACCAGCATCTGTCCTGATAAACGCCTCTACAATATCAAGCACCTTGCCATCTAGCTGATACTGATTGCTACCAGCGGTGAGCGCCTGTGTAGCAAACTCTACAGACCATAGGTTCAGCCCTCTGTTCTGCCACTCCAGCATCATCAGGTTCAGGCTTCTGCGAGCAGTCTTGTAGTCATACCCGCTGCGAAGCTCTAGCCCAGCACGCTCAAACGCTTCTTCCATAGCATCGGAAAGATCTAGGTTAAATGTAAACGTGCCGCTTGTAGCCACTACGGCCTCCTAGCCTTTCGCTTCTTCTTGCTAACGCCTGCCTCATTCAGAGCAATGGCGATAGCCTGCTTTCGATTCTTTACTTTCTTACCAGAGCCGCCAGCCTTCAGCTTGCCCTCTTTGAACTCCTTCATCACCTTTTTCACCTTAGCCTGCTTCTTCTTCTTGGCTGGTGAACTGCTGATCTGCTTCTTCATCTGTGCTCTGCTGATCGGCATTACTTCTTCCCAAACTTCTGCTTTTGCGATTTAGGAGGACTTTTCTTGCTACCACTAGGGCCGCTCCAAAAAGTCTTGTTTGCCCAGTAGGCGGCACTTGTCGGCCCCTTGGCTATGTTCTTGGCGTGTCTAGCCTTAAAACTCTTACGGGCCTCCTTGGAATAGTTGTGGCC